GCAGTTCTTCAAGCGTTATCAAGGCATCATTAACAACGTATCCATCACGGAAGATTTCAATTCCGAGGCTCGTACACGGATTGCGACTTGCTCGATTTCTTGCTCGTCCATGCGCCGCATCTTGGAAAACAGGCTTGGTGGCGTGAAGACCAACCAAAGCAGTTGGCAGTTCTTGTACCCCGGCGACACAAGCATGGACCGTGTGGCTACGATTGCTAACACATACTTTGACTTTGGCAAGCCGCCTCAAGTACAAACTCAATCAACAGATACTACTCAGACCTCCAATCCGCAAATGGATGGCGCATGATAAGACTTGCAACACGATACGACATTCCAAGACTCTTGGAGATTGTTGAGGCTTATGCCTACGAAAACCCTATTAGGGTTCTTGGACAGCCGCACAATCATTTTCCAAAATATGTAGAAGAGCTTTTGTTTAGCATCATTTCAGGACGAGGGTTCATCTACATTGACGAACACATGCGCGGCGCAATCATTGCAATCAAACAAAGCAATGTGTGGTCGCCCAAAGTAAAAGAACTCAATGAATTGTTGTGGTGGGTTGAGCCTGAGCACCGGAACGGAACAGTTGGTGGTAGGCTATGGAAAGCATTTGATGACAGGGCTAAAGAGATGCTCAAGTCTGGCGACATTGATTTTGTTGTCACAAGTATTTCTGCACATGGCCCGTTGATTGACTACACGAAACGTGGATACAAGCCTTTGGGCGCATCTTTTGTAAGGGAGTAAAAGATGGTTGGATCAATGATTGCAGCAGGTCTGGGGCTTACTGCAACAACAGCAGCAGGACTGACTGTATTAACTACAGCAGGTATGGCGGCAGCATTTGCCATCAATTTTGCTGTTTCAATGATTGTGACGCGTGTGTTTGGTCAAGACCAGCAAGGTCCACAAGACAGTGGCACACGAGAACAAGTTCCTCCTTCAAATACAAACGCAATTCCAGTTGTATATGGGGATGCATATCTTGGAGGCACATTTGTTGACGCAATTCTTAGCACTGACCAACAGTGCATGTATTACGTCATGGCTATTTCTTGTATTAGCCCTAATGGTCAATTCACATTCGACACCACTGACATGTATTATGGTGATCGAAAAATTACATTTGACACTACAGATCAAGCAAAAGTTGTTTCATTGACTGATGAGGCAGGTAATGTAGATGACAAAATTTTTGGTCGTTTGTACATTGGTCTTTATACAAGCAATCAAGCCGGTGTTATTACCAATGTAAATTGGTATTCGCCAAGCTATGTGTTGGCTGAAAATTTTGCTGGTAAATCTATTCCTGCCGATCTTGTATGGCCTTCTTCTGGCCGTCAAATGAATGGTTTAGCTTTTGCAATTATTCGACTTGAGTATGACCAAGAGGCTGGAACAACAAGTCTTCAACCAATAACATTCAAAGTAAAACATTCTTTGTTTGGAACTGGTGTTGCAAAACCGGGTGATGTATGGGCTGATTACATTAGCAACATGCAATATGGTGCTGCTGTTGCTTCTGCGAACGTAGATGTAGACAGTGCAATTGCATTGAATAATTACTCGGATCAACTTATCACATTTAACACTTACAGTGGTCCTTCCAGCACTCAAGCAAGATACAGAATCAATGGTGTGCTAGATGCAGGTCAAACTGTCTTGAGCAATCTTGACAAAATCATGACTTGTTGTGATAGCTGGATGGCTTATAACGCTGCATCCGGCAAATGGTCTGTTGTTGTAAATAAATCAGAGACACCTGTTTACTCTTTTGATGACGACAATATCATTGGCGAAATTCGTGTTAGTGCCACTGATATTACGCAATCTATCAATCAAATTGAGGCTAAGTTTCCAAATTCTGAAGCAAGAGATCAGCCTGATTTTGTCAATCTTTCAACTCCATCTAGTCTTTTGTATCCAAATGAGCCTGTAAACAAATACAGCGTAAATTATGATTTGGTTAACAACAGTGTTCAGGCTCAATACCTTGCCAACCGCATTCTTGAGCAAGCTCGTGAAGATTTGATTGTTAGTTTCAATACAACCTATTACGGCATTCAAGTTGATGCCGGAGCAGTTGTAAGCGTTACAAATTCTGACTACGGATGGACAAACAAACTATTCCGTGTTGTCAAGGTTAACGAAGCATCATTGCCAGATGGTTCGCTTGGCGCTCGTCTTGAATTGAGCGAATATAGTGCTGCTGTTTACGATGACTTCAACATCACACAATATGCTCCAGTACCAAATAGCGATATTCCAAGCGTTAGTTACTTTAGCTCACTGAGCGCACCAGTTGTTGTTGCCAACAATCCATCAAGTTACATTCCAAACTTCAATGTTCAAGTCGTTATTCCAACTACAGGACGAGTAACTTACATCATTCTCTACTACACAACAAGTTCAAGTCCATCTGCTACAGATTGGAAACAACTGGCTATTGCTCAAAACATTGATGGCGCTCCTTTTGTGCCAAGTTCAAATTATGTGTTTGCTAATCAAGTTTTGCCAACTGGTGCAAATCCATCTGAAACTTATTATTTTAGCTACATAGTTTCAAACCCAGAAGCTCAATCAACAAGAAGCCCAATGAGCTTTCCTTTTACTTGGTCGCCTGCTCCTTTGCCAAGTCAAAGAAATGCAACAGGATATTTGTATTATGGCTTGTCTTCTGCAAGTCAACCTGCAAAGCCTACAGTTTCAGGATATAGCTTTTCAACGGGCACGTTCTCTTCTATCAGCGCGAATTGGTCTACAACTTTTTCTGCGCCAAGTGCAACTGATTCTTCTAAATTTTGGGCTTGCTATTACTCTGTCACTCAAAATTCTGATGGGACACAAACAATCACTGTCAGCAATACATTTAACTGGACGAACTTCAACGGATTGGTAACATTTACCAATCTTGAAACAAATTCAGGAACTACTTTTATTGATGGCGGCAACATCAAAACAAATACAATCAGTGTTAGCAAATTGACCGCTGGTTTGCTTGTTGGATACACCTTTAGAACAGGAACAGGAACAACACCAAACGGAGCAGCTTTTGAAGTCAATAGCGTAGGTACTGTTTGGGCCAATAACTTGTTTGGCGGCATTGGTTCTTTTTCAAACTTTCACTACAACACTGAAGCTGTTCAAGGATGGTCTGAAAACAACAGAAACTATCCGGGAACTTCTGGCTATGCTACATCAACAAATACTGCTGCTGGCGCTCATGGGCTAAGAGGCCAAAATTTCCGCACAGGCGCAGCCGGTCTTGTTGGTGGCGCAAACAATTACGACTTTTATGCCGACGGCTCTGGTACAAACTATGGTCCATTTACCGGGAACCATGACATTTTGGTTCCTGTCGGTCAAACCTTGAATGAAGGCGATCTGGTCGTTGATGTTCAATGTATTGCTAGAAAAGGATGGAGCAACGCTGTGTTTGAAGTTGCCAAATCTACTTTGGCAAATCAAGCTGGTTGTCGCGGAGTATTTATTGGAAGTCTGACACCTCTTTCTGAAGTTCAGCCATCTGTTTTTATTGGGTCACAAGAAGTTGTTGACGGTAAAGTTGTCACAACCATGACTGCTCAATATGAGGCAATCAAGGACCAATACTTGTTTGGTTCAATGTCTGCTCTTGGTGAAGGCCAGATTCAAGTGTGCGGTCAAAACGGCAACATTTCTGTTGACACGTTGATTGTTGCTAGTGATGTTCCGGGTGTTGGCATGGCACAATCTGATGACATCATTCGCAGCATGACTGTGGCTAAAGCCCGTGAATCTGTGATTTTTTCGTCCCCCGATGAAGTCAAAGTTGTTGCTTGTATTTACTTGGGCGGTTAAAATAAAAATATCACAAGACAGCATTGGCCCGTGGGAATCACGGATGTTCTAACTGTGTACAGAGAACCATCATGTCGTCAGATGCTTATGTTTACGTCCACAAACGATTGGACACTGGACAGCCTTTTTATGTTGGCAAAGGTTCTGGAAACCGAGCCACATCAAAAAAAGATCGCAATCAATACTGGAAACACATTGTTGCCAAAGCTGGATTTGAGGCAGTCATAATTCAGCGCAATCTAACGCATAAACAAGCCCTCAATGCGGAAAAATTCACGATTGCCGCACTTAGAAAAGTTCATAAGCTCGTAAATCTCACAGATGGCGGTGATGGTGGGAATGGCCTTAAAGGTGAGCGACATCCTTTGTTTGGCAAGCAAAGAAGCGATCAAACTAAAGCGAAAATTTCAGCGGCTTTGCAAGGTGTGAGTGCTGGCGGTAAGGCAAAAAAAGGTATTGCACTTACTCAATCTCATAAGCAAGCAATTTCTTTGTCGCTTAAAGGAAAGCCAAAAAGTCCACAACATATTGCATCTGTGATTGCTGCAAATAAAGCAACAAGCAAAAATAAACGGCCTCGAAAACCATTATCAGATGCAACCAAAGAAAAAATTTCCTTGGCACAAATTGGTAAATCCAAACCACAAAAACCAAGATTTATTTATACAACTCCATTGGGTGAATTTGGTACTTTGCGTGAAGCGGCTAAAGCACATGGAGTAAAATATTTACACAACAGATTCCACGGCTATTCATTTGGTAAATATTCATATCCTCCAATGGATGGATACTCAATTAAAAAGATTGGAGGCTAAAGATGGCCATATTCGCTAAGAACGTACTCAGCCAAATTTCAGGCTTCGACAATCCTATTCTTGCTGGTGAACTCGTTTGGGACCAGCAAACATATTGGAATTTGTCATTCACCAGCAATGGTCTTCCGGTTGACCTAACTGGATCGACAATTGATGCACAAATTGTGCGTCGAGAGCTTTCAAATCTTGTGGACACACGGAATGGTCTGACCTTTGACATTTCTGATTACGTCCCAACACCAGAAGCAATCCCTCTTTCGATCACCAACATCAATCCTACGAATGGCACATGCACATTGGTCATTGACTCAAGCGCATGGTCATTGATGACAAGTGATCCAGAATTGAAGATTGACGCTCAAAATCCAGTTGGCTATTCTGGTCGCATCAAAGTTTCTTTCCCTGCATTAGATTCAACTCCAGCAGATGACTTAATCATATTTCTGTTGTTCATTGTTCGCTCAGATGGCATTGTTGTTTTGTAAGGTGATGTTATGGGAAACTTAAAAGTCACCGTACTTGACGGAAACAACGTCAATCTTGAAGTCACGCCTCAACCCCGTGTTGAAGCTCGTGTTGATCGTGGCGGTATTGGTCCTGCTGGTCCCGTTGGTCCAACTGGCCCTGCCGGAACTGGTATCAACATGAAAGGAACAGTACCTACTGTTGCCGACCTCCCAGCCACTGGAAACACTGTTGGCGACGGATGGGTTGTTCTTGCTGACGGCAATGTTTATGTTTGGAGCGAATAATGGTTTGGATTAATTCTGGATTGGCAAACGGCCCCATTGGTCCCACTGGTCCAACTGGAGCAGATTCAACTGTTGCTGGGCCTACTGGTCCCACTGGCGCTCAAGGACAGCAGGGACAAGCTGGGCCTACTGGTCCGACTGGGGCTATTGGGCCTACTGGGTCTGCTGGACCAACAGGCGATCAAGGTTTGATTGGACCAACTGGACCGCAAGGTGTTCAAGGCATTCAAGGCATTCAGGGCGACGCTGGCCCCACTGGTCCTACGGGTGCTGAAGGTGCAACGGGAGCAATTGGCCCTACAGGCGCTCAGGGCGAAACTGGACCTACTGGGCCTACTGGCGCTGAAGGAGCAACTGGCCCCACAGGCCCAACTGGTCAAACCGGCGATATTGGTCCGACTGGACCTCAAGGCATTCAAGGTATTCAGGGCATTCAAGGCGAAGTTGGTCCTACTGGTCCAACAGGCGCAACTGGTGACACTGGCCCTACCGGACCAACAGGCGCACAAGGCGATCCCTCGACCATTCCCGGACCTACTGGACCTACTGGCGCACAAGGTATTCAAGGCGAAGTTGGTCCTACTGGGCCAACTGGCTCACAAGGCATTCAGGGCGACGCTGGCCCCACTGGTCCTACTGGCGCTGAAGGTGTTGTAGGTCCAACTGGCTCTCAAGGCGAAGTTGGTCCTACTGGCCCGCAAGGTGAACAAGGCATTCAAGGCATTCAAGGCATCCAAGGCGCTACTGGCCCAACGGGGGCGCAGGGTATCCAAGGTGTAACTGGTCCTACGGGTCCAACTGGTGCAACAGGAGCAGCTTCTACTGTTGCCGGTCCTACTGGCCCAACGGGGGCGCAAGGAACTCAAGGCATCCAAGGGCCGACAGGCCCACAAGGGGTTCAGGGTGACCAAGGTATTCAAGGTGTGGCTGGTCCTACGGGGCCAACGGGCGCTCAAGGCATTCAAGGCGACACGGGTCCGACAGGTCCGCAAGGCATCCAAGGTGATGTTGGCCCGACAGGTCCGACAGGCGATCAGGGTCCTACGGGCCCTGTAGGCCGCCCAACAGGCGATGCAGGCCCTTCAGGTCCGACAGGCAGCTCAGGAGCGCAAGGCGCAACTGGCGCAACTGGCGCAGCCTCAACTGTTCCGGGTCCGACAGGGCCGACTGGTGACATCGGCCCAACAGGACCGGGCGGAGCAGGCATCACATATAAAGGCACAGTTGCCACAGCAGCACTTCTGCCGGGATACCCATCATCTTATGGTGGAGCTGTGGGTGATGCTTACGTCACACTCGACGACGAGCATCTTTGGATCTGGAATGGAACGATTTGGGTCGACAACGGCACATTTGCGTTTACAGGTCCCACTGGCGCGACTGGCAACACAGGTCCGACTGGTCCGACCGGAGATGCAGGTGCTCCGGGTGCAGCAGGCCCAACTGGTCCGACTGGCGACATTGGAGCAACAGGGCCTACAGGTGCAACAGGAGCTGCATCGACAGTTCCTGGCCCAACAGGTCCGACTGGCCCTACAGGCGTACAGGGGCCGACGGGC